GTACACAGCGTCAGATGCGATTGACAAGATGAACGAAACGGGTATCTATGGACCGTGGAATTAGACAGACGCTGTTCGCGTTTTCCCCTGAGGAGATTGGGGCGCAGCGACCGGTAACCGATGATGCGTTTGAGAAGGCTCGGTCGTTCGGTGGTGACCGGTCTGCTGCTGGGAAATATGCGGCAAGCATTCGTTGGGCGAATCATGTCAAGGGTGGCGGCGACGGTGGGGTGCGAACGACCGAGCAAAAACTTGCTGAAGGTCCGAAGGTCCTGACGTTTGGGCGTGACGAGATGGGTATGCCGCGCATGGCGTCGGCAGAGGAACTGCTTGACCGTTTTGGTGATTCGCCTGCCCAGTGGGAGCAGTATTTCCTTGTCAAGCACAATATTCGGCTGTCTATTGGCGGTTTTGAGGGTCCGGTAGGGAGGAATCTGAAGGGACCGGAGTACCGCGACATTCCGGTGACGGAAAAGGTCCAGCAGCCGTGGATGTTTCTACGGGATGTGAGCGTGCGACCTCTTTTGGCGGCTAAGCCAGCGGAAGCGCAGCGTGAATTCGTGGAAACAAATCAGAAGGGGTTGGAGGCGACGCTCGGCATTCTTCAGGCGTTGGATGATGTTGCGAACAATGTGACGTTGGCACCGAACGCCTCGCAGCCGATGTATGTGGAGGTTCCGGTTATTACCGACCCCAGAGACTCGGGCTTGGGTGGCTTTCATGCTCAAGGACAGGGTGTCGGGTTCTGGATGACGGTTGGCGCTGGGACGGTTGTTGCCTTGCAGGAGAGGATGAATTTCGGAAAGTTTTTCAGTGAAGCCGTGAGTGCCAAAACGACGGCGGGTGAGCAGGTGCTGCGAGGGGATACTGCTTTCAGCATGCCGCAACTGTTCGCTCGGCAGGAATATCGGACAATTCTTCCTAAACTGACGATTGAACGGGCACAGGAAATCCTTGATAGTCGGCTGCAGGGGAAGGGGTTTCAGGCGCTGGTGCCAGAAAATGACTTTCAAGAGAATCCAGTCAAATGGGCGTTGACCGAAGACGAACGGACCGAACTAGGTCGTGCTCTGATTCGGCGTTCGGGTTATGGGTTCATGGTGCATGAACTCGGGCATGCGATTGATTCACGGGACCGTACAGGGACCGAGAGATACGGGTACTTCTCAAGTGGGATAGACCGTGCCAAAGAGTTGCAAGGCACCACGAAAGATGGCGTGCCGCTTCAGGAGAACTACAGGCAATGGAGTCGGGGCAAACTCGGGCATCTGTCCGGTTCGGTATCCCAGTATGGCGCTACGGTAATGGCGGAGCACACTGCCGAACTGTTCGCGGCATGGTTTCTGCTGTCACGGGCAGAGGGGGTGACGGTTCGGCAAACCAGAAACCCGAACCGCATGACCGAACAGGGTGGCGTGCGTCCCGTGTCCACAGCACTGGATGAAATGTTCAAGCCATTCCTGCGGCACTACGAGGACATAATCAAGCAGGCATCGGTCATCGGGGACCGGCTTGCCGATTTCCCAATGACGCACCCCGTCATCGTCTTTGCAATGCTCCCTCTGTTGATGCGAATTGTCAATAGTGATGGTTTCGTCAGGATGATGAAGGACGAGGCGGAAGGGCGGCTGGAAAAAGCGAAGTCCTTCGGTGGGGATAGGTCCGCGGCAGGTCGGTATGCGGCAAGTATCCGTTGGGCAGGGCATATTCCCGAGGACGAAGCCGGTCAAAGGGAATTGCTGGGCAGGATGCTGAATAGGGCTAATCAGCAACGTCGGAAGATGATTGCTGCCGCCAAAGGCATGAATTTGGCGCTGTCTGACCTGACACAACCCAAGACGTCGCCGTCCGCGTATGGGTTGGACTCAGTATTCAACGGGCGCCACAAGATTGGCGAGGACAAGGTAGAGGAGATTGTGGCGGCTGCCGACGCCATCGCAGAGTGCGGCGAGGTGGTGCTGCGATTGGCTGACGAAAAGTTGATTCGTGACGGCGTCTATACCCGTGAAGAAGTGGCTGCGGCACGTGCGACCATTGACATGCAGGAACAGGCACGGAATAAGTGGTCCGACCTACAAACATTTCTGTTGAGCGATGCTGCTGACACGGAGGCGCCGGTAATGACGTTTGCCGACGGGACAACCCTGAATCTCGGTGATGCGAAATTCAAGCCCATTCTTGCCGCTGCCGCCGACGTCAGACAGTTCCTGAAGGACCTTGACGTTTATGTCGCAAATGGTTACCGGATTTCCGGTACCGCCGGAACAGTCAGCGAAATGTCACAGAAAGGCATATACCGGCTGGGTGGGGCTGGGGGAGAAAAACCGTTCAAGTTCACGGACGAGTACGACGGTGGGTTTGTGGCACCGCAGTTGCGGCAAGAAGCGACAAACCGAATGAGGGAGTTCTACACGTATTTGACGATGGCAACGGGACTGGAAGAGGTCTATGAGGTTCTAATTCCTGAGAGCGGAAGAGGTATGCTATTTGACGCGCTCAAGAGAACGGACCCGACCGCGTTGACGTATGTCCAGCGGAGAGCCGAGGCATTGAGGGCGCTCCTCGGAGGTGACGATGCGTTTGGCTTCGGTCAACCGACAACGTCTACGGTCGGACCGAACGGCGAGAAGCGTCGGTCAAGTCAACGCTGGTATGAGTGGGATGCGAAGAAGAAAACGACCGGTGTACCACCGATAAAAGTTGTGGCTGTAGACGACTTTGGGGCGCATCTAATGTTGGCGGCTAGTGGTGTGCGTTCACCTGTGGCGGACGACGCGCAACGCCAGCGGGTGCACGACGGATTATATTTCTTGCCCAACGCGGGTTTGAGCAAACTGGTTGGTTTGACGGTCGCGGTCCAAGAACGCGCAATGGGGACTGCATATTATAGTCCGGGGTCTCACGCTGTCGTCGTGCAACGGCAGACCGGAGACTCGGCTCAACTAGGTGTCCCGCCATCGGCAGGGGCAAGGTTGGACAGGTTTGGAGAGGTCGTCCAACACGAGACAACCCATGCGATTGGGGATTACGACCCAGCGACAAAACTTCTTGAGAACGCCGCGTTGTACTCCCGTGCACGCGATGCGACCGGAAAGGCGCAAGTCACTTATGGCGGCGGCAAAGCCTTCCGTGAAGGTATCTGGGATGGCGCATACGCAATCAACAGGTTCACCACCCCCTATGCCGGTCGTGTTTATAACTACACGGATGGCAGAGAACCCCGCTATCAAGATGCTGGCGCAACCGAAATGTTGACAGTTGGAATGGAGCATCTGACAGGAACCGGTCGCGCTGGAGAGGTCATTGACACCGGTCTCGCCAATCTTGCTGCTGGCTGGCTGACTATGCTTGTCGGCTCCAAGCCGCTAAAGTAGGCATAAGCACACGGGGAAAGGAGCGTAACGGTGAGCGTTATGGGCTTGAACGACAAGGACGCCATGTGGACGGTTCTGGACCGGAACGGCGATATCCAGACCGTCGTTTGGTCGTCAGGCACGCTGCTCATGTCGCCCAAAATGGGCAATGTCCGTTATGCGATTGAGCAAATGATTGCGGACGAGAAGTGGGTGGAGGGTTCTGTGCTTGGACCGTTTTTCCCTGCAGGTTTGGGGGACCGGCTGCAGGCGATTGCAACGGTTGAAACAGCGTTCCGCGACCACGGCATTGTTGTTCTGGTTGCTCCGGTGGTACCTGAGTTCGTGGAGCCGAATCCGCCGGTCCAATAAACCGTGCTGCAGCCACGCATGGTGGGGGTATAGGACTAAGTTTTGGGTCGGTGGCACCCGTGGACTTTGAGGACGACCTTCGCCTGATTGACGACTGTCTCGCTGGGCGCTGCACCCCAGAAGACCTGCCTGAGGCGGTCCGTGAAGCGCTGCTTGATGCCGTGGCGTTGCTGGCGTCGGACCGCGGGATGATTGCCGAACAGCCGATGGAGAAGGCGGCGGAGACGGATGCGATTCAACCGGACCTCGTCCAGAAGGCTGACACGGAGCACCGCTTCACCCTCGGTCCGTGGTATATCCCCGACCGGTACGACGCCCACGGCGAGTGGACCGATGCAGACGAACTGCAGAAGGCGCTCTGGTCCTATGTGAAGACGGGAGACCGCGGTATTCGTCTGCAGCACAACAAGGACATTGTGGCTGGCGAATGGCTGGAGGCAATGAGTTTCCCCGCGCCGGTGACCATGTCGGTCAAGAAGGATGCGACTTCGCAGCAGGTGACGTATCCGGCTGGGACCGTGTTTCTTGGTGTTCAGTGGAAGCCGTGGGCGTGGGAACTTGTGAAGAAGGGCAAGATTCGGGGCTTTTCTATTGGTGGTGCGGCTGGACGCATTGAGATGGGGATGCCTCAGGAGATGGGTAAGGCGAAGTCGTTTGGTGGGGACCGGTCTGCGGCGGCGCGGTATGCGGCGGAGCAGCGGTGGGCTAGGCAGCCGAAGGCTGACCGGAGTTACGACACGCTTACAAACTTCATGCGTGGGGTTCTGAAGTTCACGACTATTGGTTTGCTGGCGCGTGCTGGCAGGGCGAAGGATGAGCGTGCCCGCCGAATCAAGGCTGGGAAGCCGAACCTGATTGACAAGATTCACATGCGACTCAACAAGATGTTCCCTTCCTCCGATTCCAGTCAGAAGTGGAGCGGGACAGACTGGTATGACTCGGAAGAAGGGTCAACGAAGACGTTCCGTCCTAACTATGGACGTCGGACCGGAACTGACCGTGGTCCTACATGGGAGATGGTGAGGTTGCCGAACGGGAAGACGGTCACGATGGCTGGCGGCTATTCGTCTGGGAAGTTGACGGTGTCTAAGAGCCGCGCCGAGATTGCTTTGGAGATGCGACAGTTGGCGAAGGCGAAGTCGTTCGGCGGGGACCGCTCCGCTGCAGGGCGTTATGCCGCAAACATTCGCTGGATGCGCGAAAAGTCGGGGCAGAAGGCTGGTCCTTTCCCGAAGGTTCCGAAGACGAAGTTGGGCAAGGCTCTCAAGTCGGAGTGGGAATCGCGAAATGCCTGCTCTCTGACCACCCACGTGGATTATGACGGTCTGGCAGCGGAAATGCAGAAGCGTGGTATGACGACTGCCAGCCCCGATTCCCCAGAACTTGTTTACCGGTACCTGTCCGCGGAGCGCCGTGCGATGTGGGATGCCGAGTTGCAGAAGTTGATTGCTCCTGTGGCTGATGGTTCCGCTGATGGTCTGCAAATCTTCATCAAGGGTGGCGGCGGAGCCTCCGGCAAGTCAACTTCTGGAAAGATTCCAGAACTCACCTACGCAGTGCCGACGACGTATGAGGATGCGAAAGACGGTCAGCCAACCGCCGTCCTCATCAACGTTGATGACTTCAAGACGAGCACCGAGGAATTCAAGAACATCAATAGCGCTTCGCGCCGTCGCGGAGAGGACGAGTGCAAGAAGGCTGGTGTTTCACCAGACTCGCCTGAGGGCAAGGAAATCATGCGAAAGAACTTCGCCCGAGGTGGGGCGGCAACGTTCGTTCACGAGGAGTCGTCGTTGTTTGGCAAGTTGGCGACCACTCTCGCCCTCAAGGCTGGTAAGGACATAATGATTGACGGCACGATGGACAACGGTGTCAACCAGAGGCTTGCCGAACTGGCGTATTGGAAGAGCCTGCCGAATGTTGACAAGGTGAGAATGATTATTTTCTCATGCGATGTGCCCGAGGCGGTCCGGCGGGCGTCGGCACGGGAAGTGGACAGCAAGAGTGCTTCCTACGGTCGTGTGGTGCCGCCAGACGTTCTTGCCGATGCCCACATGAAGGTGTCCAAGAACTTCCCGATTTACGCCCAATCGGACCTGTTTGACAGCATCCTCGTCATGGACACCAACTCGCGTCCCGCCACGGCTATCGCTAGAGTGGAGCAGGGCAATCTGGAGGTTCTTGACCAGACCAAGTTTGACGGGTTCCTGCGGAAGGCAGATGTGGACCCGTCGCAGTACAGGTCGCCGCTGACGAAGGGCAAGCAGCCCCTCAAAGACCCGAAGGGCGGTTTGACCGCTGCTGGTCGGAGGCATTTCAAGGAAACCGAGGGCGCGAACCTCAAGCCGGGGGTCAAGGGTCCCGCGGATACTCCGGAGAAGATGCGACGCAAGGGGTCGTTCCTGACGAGGTTCTACACGAACCTGTCGGGTCCGTTGCAGAACGAGAAGGGCGAGCCGACGCGGCTGGCTCTTGCGGCAGCGGCTTGGGGTGAGCCGGTTCCGAAGAATGAGGCTGACGCTAAGCGGCTGGCGGCGAAGGGGCGGACGCTGCTTCAGCGGTACGAGTCTCAGAAGAAGGGGAAGTGATGTACGGTAACCCGAACTCCGATGCGATTGACTATGACGAGGTTCGTCGGCTGGCAAACCGGATTTTGACCGGCGACACGTTTGATGTTCTGGTTGATGAGGGTCGCATTCAGAACCAGACACAAGCGGACTGTTTCGCTTTGGCGAGCCAAAATCCTGAGTATTGGAGCCAGTACTACCCCGACGCAGAGGTTGGGGCGGCGACCATTTCGGACGAGTTGTGGGAGCATTTCCAGAGGGTTCTAGGTCTCTGATGGCATGCGATTGTGGCGGTGACACGCCGATGACCCCAGACGAAATGGTGCTTGACGTCCTCCGGAAGGGTCCCCTGTGGGAACTGTCTGACAACGTCTGGGAGACCGTGGTCAAGGAGGTCCAGCGCGCCAACGGCATCAATGCGACCACCGGTACGGTCCGTGAGATTCTGGTCTTCGGGATGGAGAAGGCGGCGAAGACGTTTGGCGGGAATAGGTCTGAGGCGGGTCGTTATGCGGCTCAACAGCGTTGGCTGAACCATACCCCTCAAGGTGGCGCTGGCGGCGGTCGGACGATGGCTGAACGTCAGGGCGGCATGCGCGGTGGTGCCGCGGGCGGTGCGATGCCTCCGCAGGGACCGGACGTCATTGCGCGTACTCCCGAGGAGGCATTGGAAGCACTGCAGCAAGGGAAGACCGTCCAGTTTACGGATATTGCACGGGTCAACACGCTGATTGAGAAGTTGGCGGACTTTGCCGAAAAGGCGAAGAAGGGTGGCAAGGAACTCAAGTTGAACCTGTGTCAGGTCAGCATCCCCGGGACTAACTTGTTTTGTGGCGAATCGCTGCGTGGTCCCGATGGCAAGCCGCTTCCCCGCGATGTTATGCCGCAATTGGGTGGTATTCCGAAGAAGGGCAGTCCGGCGGACGACGAGAAGAAGTTCCCTAAGAACAATGTGGGTGGGGTGGATATCGGTCCTGCCTTTGAGCAGCACCTTGCCGAAAAAGGTGTTGCGGTCAAGAGAGCAAGCGTTCCCGCTGCTTCCTTGAAGGCGTCTCAGGCGGAGTTGAAGAGTTCCTCGGTGGCGTTCCTCATGTCTCCGGAGGGACGCAAGAAGATGGAGGATATGGGCGGGACCATCTATGTGAGCAGGGACGGGTATGTGATTGATGGTCACCATCGTTGGGCGGCGCTGGTCGGTATTGACACTGAGGACGGGAAAATTGGTCAGACCCCGATTCAGGTGACTGTTGTGGATATGCCGATTCGCGAGGTCCTGAAAGAGGCTGGGACCTTTGCGGACGTTATGGGCATTGAGCGCAAGACGATTTAGTGGGATGATGCGACCATGACGACGCCTGACGACCGCATTCTTGCCGTACTTAGGCAGACGGTGCTTAGCCACATTGACGAGTCGGAGTGGCAGGGGATTGAGAAGGCTGTCGTTGATGCTGGCGGTATTCGGCAGGTTGAGGGGTATGCGCGGACCGTGGTGCACGGTGCGATTGAGAAAGCGAAGTCGTTCGGAGGGGACAGGTCTCAGGCGGGTCGTTACGCGGCAAATGTTCGTTGGGCGATGCAGCAGGCTGGCGACGATGCGAAACGGCGAGCGGCTGGTCAAAACGCCGCAGCGGCGCGCTTTAGACGTGACGAGGCTCCACGCGCTGCCGCGGCAGGGGGAGACCCGCCTGTACCGCCATCCACGCTCAAGAAAGTCAAGAAAACGGCAGAGAAGGTCCTTGCTGCCTATTCAAGCAAGGACGCTATTGCCGCCGACCATTTTTTTACTAGGGCGAAGGAACACGCAGGGATGGGTCACGCGGACCGTGCTGCCGAAGCCAAGAGCAAGGCAATGGAGCGTCTGACCGTGTTGGAACGGGCAATGAAGACGGTCGCAGACGGGTTAGCGGAGTTGGAACGGATGCGACCTCGTCTGGGCGCGCATGAGGTGACCAAAGTGGTTGATAAGGCTATTGCTAAAGCCAAGAAGGATTTAGAACAGCACCGAGCGGTCGTTCGGGCTGCCGCCAAGAGCGGGGTATTGACGAAGCAGGAACTTGGCAAGTTCCGTGCCGACGCAAGGTGGAAGAGCAAGGAGTCGTAGACCGCTGCCGCGGGATGCGTTTGACAAAACACGAGACGTAAAGGAAAGTACTGGGATGAACGGCGAGCAAATATTTCTTGACACCCTCCGCGCTACGACACTGAGCCATATCCAGCAGGACGAGTGGGATGCCGTCTGCAAGCAGGTTGAACTTGCTGGTGGGGTGCGGAACGTGGGCGGTCATGCTCGTACTGTGATTGTGCAGGGCGTGGAGAAGGCGAAGTCGTTCGGCGGCGACCGGTCTCAGGCTGGTCGTTATGCGGCGATGATTAGGTGGATGCGTCAGGGCAAGGGTGATGGCAAGGGTGGCGGCGGGAAGTTGTTCCCTACGATGCCGATTCCGACACGTGATGCGATGAACCGCAACCCGAAGCCTGCTGGTCCGAGGGATACCGTTCGCGGACCGTATAAGGGTGGTCCGGCGAAGGTTGGCGACTTCAAGACGATGGGCGAGCGGAAGCCTATGGGCACGGGGGACCTTGAGGCGCTGTTGGGGCGCGCACAGTGGGAGTTGGACAAACTGAACCGTGCAGACAGGGGTCCGCGTTCCAAAGAAGAACAAGAGAGTATTGACGCTTGGCGAAAGGACCTTGAGGAAGAAATTGCCCGCTATAAGGAGGAGATGCGGTCTCGCCGTGGCGAGGGGAAGACGTTGGGTGAGGCTAAGCCGACGTCTACGAAGAGCACGGCTGACTCGGTTGACGAGGAGACCAAGACGCGAATCAAGGGCGCCTCTATTTCGGAGTTGTCGCGGATGGCGACGAAGGACATGCGACGCTCGGGGCAGAAGATTCCTCGGGGTGCGGTGCCGTATCTGGATGCAATGGAGAGCCTTGAGTCCATCAAGGATGACTACTTCATGGATTCGGGTCGCTCGGTTGTTGCCTATGCGTTGAGCAATCTGACCTCGTATAAGGGTCCGTTGGCTCGTGCCATCAAGGCGGAGTTGAAGAGGCGCCTCAAGGAAGCCTAGACATTTTAGGTGATTTGACACGACCTTGTAAAAGTGGTAGGATTCCCTTGTGGCGGTAGAGGACCGTCACGGGGAGGAGGTCACTTTGGAGGGTGCAAGGGAGAGGGTGGCGAGAGCCATCGCAGAGTACGGGCGACCAGACTGGGTTGCCGCTGTCACGAAGGCTGACCGCGACGCGGTCGGTGCGGCGGGGCTGCGGGAACTGCTCGGTGAGGCGGCTGGACCGCCGATGCGACTGGCTGACAAGCGAGCCGCCATCATGCTGTGGGCGAAGGACAACCTGTTCGCAGAGGTGACCGCCGCCCAGATGGGCGAGACGGTCGGGGTTGCTGCCGCTACTGCCAAGAAGGTCATGGAGGCTCGCCCCGACGTATTCAAGCCGATTGGACGCGGGACCTACGAGGTTCGGGATGCCGAGGCGGACCGCCAGTTCGCCCGTGCGACTGGTCCTCGGGTCGCCAAGAAAGTCAAGGTGGCGGCTTGACAATGGGGCAGGTTCTGCCCTATGATGTGGTTGTGGGAGAGGGGGACCAAATGACCGACGAGCGGGTCTACGAGATTCTCGCGGTGCAGGAGCCGTTCCTGCGGGAGAAGATGGAGAAGTTGGCTAAGGCTGCCAAGAGGCTGGGGGTGCCCGCCCCCGAGGTCGTCATCCTCAAGCGCGAGACCCGCAAGGTCGGCGTTGACGGGCAGGAAGTGGAGCGGGACTACATCACCTACACGGTGACGGGTCTCGCTCCTAAGGTCGCTGGCGGCTACCAGTTGCTCGCCGTCATCAACGGCATCACGGACGGTGCGAACATCGTCCAGACCGCCCCGCTTGGGCGGGAGGGCTTTGACCCGACGCCGTGGCTCACCGCCGCTCTTGGCTGCGACTACTGCGGCAAGAATCGGCGCCGCGGCAAGACGCTGGTGTTCCGCGGTGAGGACGGGGTCATCAAGCAGGTCGGCTTCAACTGCGCCCGCGGCTTCTTCGGCTACCAGATTCCCGAGGTCTGGGAACTCTGGGGCGCGGACGTCACGGTCCGCGGCGACGAGGGTCTTCCCGCCAACTGGACGCCCGCCAAGCAAATCGTCGTCCTCGCTTTCGCGGCGGTTGCGAAGGACGGTCGGTTCATCCCGCGGACCGGCTTCAACCCCACGGGCGACCAGATTTGGAAGACGCTTGACGCGAAGAAGCGGGACAACGAGCCGACGCTCGCCCCATACGTCACCGACGAGGTTCGCGCCGAGGCTCAGAAGGCGATTGACTGGCTCCTCGCTCAGGACGATGCGACCAACCAGTTCCTCTGGAACCTCCGCCTCGCCTACCTCACTGACAACGGGCGCAAGTACCTCTATTTGCTGGCTGCTCTTCCTAAGGCTTACGGTAAGGCGATGCAGCCCGCCGAGGTCGCCACCGCCGAACCGAGGGTCATCGCGCCCATCCCGTTCGGCAAGACTGAGGTCGTCGGCACGGTGACGAACGTCACGGTCAAGGAGACCGACTACGGCACGCGGCTGGTGATGACGGTCCTCACGGACGGCGGCTACAAGGTCTGGGGCACGGTTCCCGCCAACATCACTTGGGTGGACGAGGGATACCGCGTGAAGTTCACCGCGACGCTGGAGCCGACGGCGGACGGCAAGCCCGACTTCGCCTTCTTCAAGCGCCCGACTAAGGCTGAGATTCTGGACGAACCGGCTGTGGAGGTGACGGCATGACAGCAGCAAACATCGTGGCGCTCATTGCTACCGGAGTGGCAATCCCATTCTTCGTAGCGTGGGCTATGCGACGGGTCGCCACGTCGGCAGTGTCGTCGTTCGCGCAGAAGGAACGAGTCCGCCGCGAGGCGGCTCTCATGCCGTTCAAGGTGCTAATGGCAGTGGACGAGTTTGACGACGAGGATGCCCCCAACGAGATGGAAGACATTATGTTGTCGGCGTTTCGTGAGGCTTTGGCAGGCAGCACCATCTATGCGAAGGCTCGCGGCAAGCATGCCAACCCGACTGGCGACGAGGACTTTGAGATTTTGGTTGACTCGCTGATGGACATTGCCACTGCCTATGTGGCTGGTGTCAAGAAGAGGGACGACAACACCTACTAAACCCCTCTTCGCTAGAAGTTGCGGAAAACGTTGCTCTAATCTGCCATGCGATTGGAAAAGAGCAATATGCCCGCATCTAAGAAGCGCAAGATGGTTTCCCTGCAGGTCACCGAGACCTCGGGTGTTGACCACCCCGCTCATCTGGATGAGGGCTGGATTGTGATGAAGTCCGCATCTAACGAAAGCGAGGTCGCCGTGTCTGACAGCGACATGGAGCCGATGGACCCGTCCCTTGAGGATGCGTACATTGAGCGAGTGATGGAACTTGAGAAGGCTCTCCTGCAGAAGGACGAGGAGATTGCCGTTCTGAAGGCTATGACCGTGGAGGTTGAGGAGGAGGAGGAGGAGGACGACGAGATGGAGGATGAGTCCGAGATGGACCTCTACAAGTCGGCTCCCGCCCCTGTCCGTGAGGCGCTTCAGAAGGCGCGTGCCGAGGCTGACAGCGCCCGTGAGGAACTCCGCAAGGAGCGCGAGGCGCGCCGTGACGAGCAGTTCGTTGCGAAGGCTGCCGGTTGGGAGAACCTCACGATTGACCCCCAGCAGGTCGGTGTTGCCCTCCGCAAGATGGCTGACTTTATGCCGGACGTCGCGGAGACCGTTGAGAAGGCGCTTGAGTCCGCGAACGCGCAGGCTGATGCTGCCGCCATCTTCAACGAGATTGGACGCGCAGGCTCGCGTGACGACTCCAATGCCTATGCGAAGGTGGAGACGATGGCTAAGTCTGCAGTCAAGAGCGGCGAGTACAAGACCTTTGAGCAGGCTGTTGCCGCCATCGTCCAGCAGAACCCCGAACTCTATGCGGCGTACCGCAACGAGCGATAACAGGAGAAACACATGGCATACGAGATTGCAAACTACGCAGTCAAGGTGACGCTTGAGGCTGGTGCTGACCTGAGCAGCGCCCAGTACAAGTTCGTCAAGATTTCGTCGGGCAAGGCTGTCCTTTGCGCCGCTGACACGGATGTTCCGTTCGGCGTCCTGCAGAACACGCCTGCTTCTGGCGAGGAGGCGTCCATTCTGGTGGTTGGCGGCAGCAAGGTGGTGGCGTCCACGTCGCTGAATGCTGGCGTCCTCATCGGGACGAACGGTTCGGGTAAGGCGGAGGTCCGCACCCCCGGAACGACGACCACCAAGTACACCGTGGGTACGGTCCTTCTCGGCGCTGGCGCCGATGGGGAACTTCTCACGGCGGTTATCAACTGCGCTGCGCCGAGCCGCGCCGCCTGATTAGGAGCAACACACCATGCCACAGCCCACCTCTTCGCAGGTTCATGTTGATGCGATTCTGACCAACATCTCGGTCGCATACTTCCAGCAGAACCGCAACTTCATCGCGACGCAGGTCTTCCCTGTCGTCCCCGTCTCCAAGCAGTCGGACCTGTTCTTCAAGTACACGAAGAACGACTGGTTCCGCGACGAGGCTCAGCGCCGTGCTGATGCCACGGAGTCGGCGGGCGGCGGCTACAACCTGAGCACCGATTCGTACCAGTGTGACGTGTATGCGTTCCACAAGGACATTGGTGACCAGACCCGCGCCAACGCCGATGCCCCCATCAACGTTGACCGCGAGGCGACCGAGTTCGTCACGTCGCGTCTGATGCTCAAGATGGAGACCCAGTTCGTCTCCAACTTCTTCACGACCGGCGTCTGGGCGACCGATGCGACCCCGAGCAACCTGTGGGACAACTACACGACGAGCGACCCGCTCGGTGACATTGAGACCGGCAAGCGCGCCATTCTCTCGGTCACGGGTTACGAGCCGAACACGCTTGTCCTCGGCTACGACGTCTTCATCAAGTTGAAGAACCACCCCGACCTCGTTGACCGCATCAAGTACACGTCGTCCAACGTCCTCACCGAGGACGTCATGGCATCGCTGTTCGGTGTGCCGCGAGTGATGGTGGCGAAGTCGGTCAAGGCGACCAACAACGAGGGTGGCACCGAGGCGTACTCTTTCAACTACGGGAAGAATGCGCTCCTCTGCTACTCGGCTCCGTCCCCCGGACTTCTGCAGCCGTCGGGTGGCTACATCATGTCGTGGACCGGCGTTTCGGGCGGTCTCGGACAGAATGTGGGCGTCTCGCGGATGCGTCTGGAGCAGTACAAGGCTGACCGGATTGAGGCTGAGGTCGCGTTTGACATGAAGGTCATCGCGTCGGACGTCGGCTACTTCTTCAGCGCCTGCGTTTCCTGATTCCACCGACCGACAAGGAGTTCTGACATGAACCGGATTACTAAGGGCAGGGCGCTGGTTGGCGCTCTTACCGTAGGCAGCGGCACGATGGTGCAGAAGGTCAAGTCGGGCACGGCGTCGGTTGACCTGCCAAATATCTCGGCGGCGACGACGGGTTCGGCTACGTTCACGGTTACCGGCGCTGCTGTCGGTGATGTGGTCGTGGTCAACCCGCCGTCCCTGACGACTGGTCTGGCATTCGCTGGTGCCGCGGTGACGGCGACGGACACGGTGACCGTGTATGCGGTCAATGCGACTGGTAGCGCCATCAACGAGGCAGCGAAGAACTTCACGTATCTGTGGTTTGACCTTACCTAAAGGTCCTAGAGTGCCCGAGTGGTCTGACTGAGAGGTAGAGAGTGAAGTACAAGGTCCTGAAGCCGATTCCGGCTGATGATGGTTCGGTTATCCCTTCAGGGACGATTGTTGAGGCTGACGGCTGGCGGAATGTCCGGCAGTTGGAGAACGGTCGTTATCTCATGCCGGTCATTGAGGCTGAGGATGCGAAGCCTGCGGCGAAGCCGGTTGAGGAGCCAGTCGTTGAGTCGTCTGGTGATGCTGGCGAGGATTCGTCGGTCGCGAAGCCGAGGGCTAAGAAGACAACGAAGTAGCCCGCTATGACGTGGAGTTACAGCGGGAATCCGGCGTCCAGCGCCAATGACAAGGTTCGTTTTCTCTGTGGGGATACGGACACGACGAACCAGCAGATTTCCAACGAGGAAATCGCGTTCTTGCTGACCGAGTGGAACTCGGATGCGTATGTGGCTGCTGCTTTTGCCTGTGAGGCAATTGCGGGCAAGTATCAGTCAAAGGCGGACATGAGTCGGAGCGTGGGGGACCTGTCCATTTCCACCCAGTATTCGTCTACGGCGAAGGGGTTCTTGGAGCGGGCGGCGACGCTGCGGGTGTCGGCTATGCGATTCGCCCCGCCATCGCCAAACTGGGATGCCAATGCCTATCCGGTCACGTCCGAGTTCTCCATTGGCATGGATAGGAACACTGGGGGTGGCTCAGCGGTCTTCGGGATTGATTGATGGCTATTGACGCCGAGTTCCTTGACCTGATGCCGTCTACGGTGACCATCTATGCCAAGACGGGCATGGATGCGTACGGCAAGATGACGTTTTCGGCTTCTGGGACGGCTGTTCGTTGCCGAGTTCAAGAGACGGGCAGGGTCATCAAGACGGCGGATAACCGTGACGTCTACGAGAACGGGACCATCATCTTCTATGGGACTCCGACCATTTCGGAGGATTCCAAGATTGTGCTGCCCGACGGTTCTAGTCCGCTCATTTTGGCGGTCATCCACCACAACGACGAGTTGGGTGCGAATCACACCACGGTTTCGTTCGGGAACTGACGTGGCATACGAAATCAAACTGAGTGGTGGCGAGGCGTTTGTCAACTTGTTTGGGCGCGCCGCCTCGGACCTGCAACCGGCTATGGCGGAGGCGCTCTATACGGAGGCGCAGAGCATCCTTCGGGAGTCCCGCAAGGAGGTTCCGTTCAGGTACGGTGCCCTGTCCAGTTCGGGGCGAGTGCACGACCCGTTCACCGCGGGCAATGCGACTGCCGTGGAAATCACCTACGGCGGCGTCGCTTCCGGCGACAGCACCGGAGACTTCGTCAACTATGCCGTCATCCAGCACGACAACCTGAAGTACCGGCATGCCGAGGGGCGCAAGGCGAAGTATCTCCGCGACCCCGCGGAGCGTGCAGTTGAGGGTTTTGCCTATCGGATGCGATTGAGAATTGAGGCGGTGTTCCGTCGGAAGAACGCCTATGAGGACTGGTGGCAGGAGGCGGACTATGGCGATTCTTGATGCCCTCGGCACCTACCTTCAGACGCAGGGTCAAGGGACGCTGGGTACGAACATCTTCCTTACCCGTACACCTGACAGTCCCGATGCCACGGTGACCCTGTATGAGTCGGCAGGAACCGGTCCGTCCCATGTTTTTGGTGCTTCGGTGTATGCGATTGACCATCAGCGGATTCGGATGGTGTGTCGTGCTGCTCGGAATGATTATCCGGCTGCGCGCAGCAAGGCTGAGGCGGTGCGGGCGGTTCTCGGAGCAATCAGGGACACGACATTGTCAGGGGTTTCCGTTATGTCGGTTTTGGCAACGTCGGAGATTTACCCGCTTGCCAGAGATGGGGATGACAGGGCACTTGTCGGATGCGATTTCACGGTATGGCTGAGGTAGGAGAACCGAGCCGTGACGCCTATGGTGGAGGGGCACAGGCGGACAAGGAACCGCGCTGCTGGCGTTGCAAGAAGATGCTCGCCATCTCGGTGACTCGTCCGTGGGTCATCATTTGCCATCGTTGCAAGGCGAAGAACGGGTCATAGTTGCCTTTTGGCGACCAGTTGGGTAGGATGATGCAGGTGGGGGAGGGGTCTGCCACCGAAGAGCAGCACGAATATCCGCAAGGGTTCCTCACGTAGGACGTACGCCCAGCCAAAAGCGGGCAGAAACCAGCAAGGAGCAACATGGATAGGATTGTTATTACCTTCATTTGGGCTTTGGCGTCGCTGGGCGTGTTCCTCGGGAATGCGACGTTCGGGACGGAACCGGAACCAGCGGACGAGGTCATTGTGCTTTCGCTCCCGTCAACGTTGGCGCCAGAACCACGTTTCACGACGACCACCACGGTCGCCATCCAGTTCCGGCACGGGGATTGTTCGTGGCTTCCGGCTATGGCTCGGAAGGCTGGCTGGGAAGAGGAACAGATTCCCAAGTTGACCGAGATTGTGATGAGGGAGTCTGGGTGTTGTCCGAACCGTCGTGGCGGGGACGCGGTGGATGCGAACTGCAACATCACGCATGTAACCGAGTGGAATCATCGGTCTGACACCGGTCTGTTGCAGGTCAACGGGGTGAACTACGACGTTTCTCGCAATGAGTGGGCGATTCTCTGCCGTGAGGCGGACATTTGCGCTCAGGAGCCGCTGCTGGACCCTTTGACCAACCTTCGGGCAGGGAAAGTCCTGTTTGACTACTACGAGTCTCGGGGTGGAACTGGGTGGCGTCCGTGGGACCCGTGCCTGTGGGGTGATGATTACAACCATCTCTGCAAGAAGGTGAGCAAGAAACAGCCCTAGTGGGCTATACCCCGCTGTGGACGCAGCGGTTTGGATGCGATTGTATTCTCGTTTGACAACATCGTGTCCATGTGACCTCGGCATCGTCCCCAGTGCCCTAGTGGTCGGGCGGTTCGGGAATCTGGGCACAGGCGCGCTCAGGAGACCACAAGATGCCGAAGTACAGGGTGATGACAGGGCTGGATTTTCCGCCCGACCGCCGCGTAGAGGCTGGCGAGGTTGTTGACGACATTCCGTCCAAGTCGGTGAAGTGGCTGCTGGAGCAGGGTCTCATTGAGGTCGTTGATGCGACCGGCAAGGCGAAGGACGAGAAGCCGGAGTTCCCCTACTACGAGAAGACCCAGAGCGGCAAGGCGGGCAAGTAATGGCGTTCATCCACGGCAAGAATGCGTCTGTGATTCATGGCGCTACGTCGCTGTCCGCATATCTGAATGATGGCTCGGTTGCCTCGGACGCGGAGACTGCGGAGACGACGGCGTTCGGAAGTTCCGCCAAGACGTACATTGTTGGTCTCCGCGACGGCACCCTGTCGGCGTCCGGCATGTTTGACGGCTCTGCCAACGCCGTTGATGCGACTCTTTCCGCGACCATCGGTTCGGACACTGGCGCTCCGGTTCTGTTCGCCCCTGCTGGTCTGACCACGGGGGAGCGTTGTTGGATTCTGAAGGCGAAGAGCACGTCGTATGAGGTTTCTTCGCCGGTCGGGGACGTCGTCTCGGTGTCCTACGACGCTCAGGCTGACGGCGGCACTGATGGCGGTGTCATCGTCCTTCAGGCGACCCAGACGACCAGCACGACTGGTGCAGCCTACGACGCCGGAGCCTCCTCGGCTAACGGCGGAGTTGCCCAGTTGCATGTGACCGCCAACACGATGAATGCGAACACAGCAATCAAGGTGCAGCATTCGGCGGACAACAGCACGTGACCTTCACCACGGTTTCCAGCACCACGACAACTTCGGAACGGCTCGTCGTCGCAACTGGCACGACCGTCAACCGATACCTCCGCGCCGTCTCCACGATGAGCGGCACGGGTTCAATCACCTTCACAGTGGCGTTCGCAAGGCGCTAAGGAGAAACAGCAATGGCATTTGTTCACGGAAAGACCGCGGCATTCAAGGTTGACGACAACGGTGGCACCCTCAGGGACCTGTCCGCCTACCTCAACGACGTCTCGTTCCCGCGTGACGCGGAGACCGCCGAGACCACGGCGTTCGGAAATTCGGCTAAGACCTACATCATCGGTCTGACGGATGCGACCATCAGCATTTCGGGCATGTTTGACGCCACCGCCGACGGCTACCTCGCCGGTGTCCTCGGGCACGCCACACCGCTGGACTTTGAGTACGGTCCGGCGGGCACGACGGCTGGTCTCGTCAAGTACAGTGGCACCTGCCTGATGACGTCGTATGAGGTTTCTGCTTCGGTGGGTGACGCCGTGCAGGCTTCCGCCGACTTTCAGGTCACGGGTGCGATTACCCGTGGTACTTGGTAACCACGACTACATAGGAGAATTACGTGTCCCTTCGTGACCGCATCATCGCAATCAACGACCTTCAGACGGAGGTCGTGACGATTGAGCAGTGGAATCTGAACGTTGAGGTTCGTGGCATGAGTGGAGCGGCACGCGCCGCCATCATTCAGGATGCCGCCGACAACAACGGCGCAGTGAACTTCCAGAAGATGCTTCCTGAACTGGTCATCCAGTGCGTCTATGACCCTGAGACTGGCGAACAGGTGTTTACCGATTCTGACCGAGACCTCATTATGACCAAGTCTGGTGCGGCTCTTGAGAAGATTTCGGCTGCCGCCATGCGTCTGTCGGGCTTCGGGGAGAACGCGGTGGACGTCGCGGGAAAAGGCTCCTCGTCAACGGCGAGCGGCGTTTCCTCTTTGAGTTAGCGGAGCGGTTGGGTCGGACGGTGGGAGAGTTGCTGTATGGCTCTCCCGCCCACCGCCCCATCAGTTCCTCCGAAATTGTTGAGTGGGCTGCAGTCTGGAAGTTGAGGGCTTACGAGGCGGAGCAGGCTCAGAAAAAGAGAAGGTAAGCCGTGGCTGAAGAACTGGAAGTTGGGGTACTCCTAACTGCCCGTGACGAAGGCATGACGGACGCCCTCGTTCAGGCGAGGGATGCAGCAAAAGAACTCACTACACAGGTAGAGCGTTCCAGCAAGGCGCTGATTAGCGCGGGCGCCGTCATCGGCGCCAGTGCGTTTGCCATTTACAAGTTCGGCAAGCAGTCGTTTTCTGCCGCCGCTCGCGTGTCGGAGTTGAACGTCTCAATCAAGGCGATTGGCAAGGCGACCGGTGTCGGCGCCGACGCAATCAATAAGGCGGCAAAGGCTGTCGCCTCGCAGGGCATTGAGATGGCGGCGGCTCAGGGTATTGCGATTGAGTACGCTCAGGCGAACCTGAATCTGGCTGACGCATCAAAGGTCGCCCGTGTCGCTCAGGACTTGGCGGTTATTTCGCAGCGGAACTCTACACAGGTCGCCCAGTTGCTGACCCGCGCCATCAGGACGGGCAACAGCCAGTTGCTCAAGTCGGCGGGTGTGTCCCGCATGGCTGGAGAGGGTTATGCGTTGTATGCCGCCCAGTTGGGCAAGAGCGCTACTGCACTGTCAGCAACAGAGCGTCAGCAGGCAATCATCAACCTCGTCTTGGACGAAGGTAGGCGTGTTGCGGGTGTGTATGAGGCGTCCATGACGGAGGCGGGCAAGGTGCTGCGTTCGTTCCCGCGTCTTATGAACGACATTCAGGTCGCGTTCGGAACGGCTGTCCTGCAGGGTTTCGGTCCGCTCATCAAGGCGGGTTACGACGCCTTCAATGCGTTCACCAAGTTGTTCAAGGAAGGTGGGGCGCTTGCGCCGGTAATCACCGAGTTGGGGATTGCCATGCAGAAGGTGTTCCAACCAATCACCGACTCAATCAAGAAGTTGGCGGACTTCTTCAAGGGTCTGCAGAACACGTCAATCAGCGTTGAGGGTTTGGGTGACAGGCTGGCTAAGGCTGCTCCGGCGGCGCTCGGTTTTGCTACTGCGATTTCCGGTCTTGCGGGTAGGCAACTTCTCGGGTTGAACAAGTTCACTGCCGCGTTTGCAAAGTTTCTTCCGGGGGTTTCAAGCGGTTTCTTCATCCTCGCCGCCCTGACGCCCCGAGTTCGTGAAGCCATCACTCGGCTGACCGGAGCATTCATCCAGTTTTTGCCTGCGCTGATGGCGATTTCCGATGCGATTATGGGGGCAGTGCAGGGTGCGGTGGACACGTTTGGGGGGACGTTGGAGGCTCTGGCTGGCGTGGTGGAGGGATTGGCGTCGGTCCTGTTGCCGATGTTCAACGGGCTGGCGGCGGTCATCACGACCCTTGAGAAGCCTCTGCAGGGTCTGGTGATTCTGTTTGCCGTCAAGTGGGTGGCGGGACAGATTGCCAGTGCCGCGGCAACGGCTCGCACCGCTATGGCTGCCGCTCAGGCTGGTGAATCGGTTGGGATGTTCGCCCGCGCAGGAATGTTCGCTACCCGTGTCTACAGCAACTTTTCGTTTACGTTGCAGACGACTGGAAGCGTGATGACGGCGTTCAGTGGGACGACGGTGGCGGCTATGGGGGCTGCTAAGGGCGCGGTCGTCTCGTTCTTGGCGTCGGTTGCCCCGATGCTGGCTTTGACGGCTGCGATTTGGCTGGTCATGGCTGCAATCAACAAGGCTGGAGAGGCTGACAGGCGTCGCGCCGCAGTTACCAAAGAGGTGACGGTCGTCATCAGGGAACAGGTTGCTGCCCTTGCAAAGACCAATGAAGCCTTGTCGGAGTACCTGAGCAATACCAACGCTCTGGATACAGCCATCATGTCCAACGCCGAGAACGGCGACAAACTGACTCGGACGTTCAACCGGCTTGGTTTGGATGCGGACAATGCGTTTGAGGTGATTCGTTCCTACAAGACGGATAGCGATGCATTCGTCAAGGGGTTGGCGAAGCAGGCGGGCTACAGCGACGATTTGGCGTATGCATTCTCCAACGTCACGGACGCCTCGGAGAATTGGCACCAAACCAATAAAGAATCCACCAAGTACATGTACATGGATGGGTCTAGGGCGTGGAATGCGATGCACGCCGATATTAGGGCGGCTGGTGGCGCTGCCGTACAGTTCAAGAACTCGCTCTACATGCTGAATCAGGTTCTTTCTGACACCGACCTTGTGGAATATGTCAAGCAGACTCGGGTGGCGGCGGAGTTGAAGAGCAAGGATGCTGCCGCTGCATACGTGCACGCAGATGCGTTGATGGCGGACGTTGCAGCCCAGCGAGGGGTGACCGACGAGTTGGGCAAGGCGCTGATTGTTCAGGAATTGGCGAGCGTCAAACTTGCACAGATGACGAAGGTTCAGGAAGAGCAGCGCAAGGCGATGCTCGCTATGCCGCCGACCATCAAGAACATTGAGGAGCGTCTGAAGGGTGCCACCGCAGCGGCTGCTGATGGCGTGTTCAAGTGGGAGGAACTCTACGATGCGATGTTCGGTGCCGGTTATTCGGAGACCATCAAGCAGACGGACAACCTATACAAGATGCGCGGAGCGCTGACGTCACTGAATGAACAGTTGAAGAAGGGCGCCAAGTCGTTTGACACGTTGAACTCGTCGGGTGTGGACCTTGCCAAGCAGATTGGTGAGAACGCGGCGGCGATGAAGAAGTTGCAGATGAGTGACGCCGAGATTGCCGGTATGACGACGGCACTGGTCAATTCGTTCGTGGCGACCGCCGAGTCGGCTGGATACTCGGACGAGGAAATCAAGAAGGTCATTGAGTCCCTCGGTCTTATCAACGGCTACCGGACCGTCGCAATGGTGGATGCCGATATCACTGCCTTTGAGGAGAAGTTGCGGATTGCCTTGAGCATGATGAGCCTCCTTGACGGTGAAAGCCGCCAGCAGGCTGCCGACATTCAGGGAATGTTGTACGCCCTCAAGCAGGAGCGCATTGCGCTGGAGGAGAACGCCAAGAAGTACGCCACGTTGAGCAATAAGGCGGGTGGGGCGTCAAATGCCACGAAGGAGTTCACGGGGCGGCAGAAGGAACTGCGGGATGCGATTCTGAAGACCGTCAACGATGCTTTGGAAAAGGAAGAGGAGGCTCTTGGGCGTCTGAAGGGCAAGTTGTCTGCTCTGAAGGACGGGCTGATGACCGCGGTTGGTGGAGCGGGCAGTCTGAAGGATGCGTTTGCGGAGGCGTCGCAGAAGGCGCAGGAGTTCAACGACCGGCTTGAGCAGTTGAAGCAGGAAAAACAGTCCTACGTTGAGAGTGTTGCGGGGTCGGTCAAGCAGACGCTGGCGTTGAGTGATGCGTTTGGTCAATTCCAGCAGTCCACGCAGAGGGTGAGGGATGCTGAGGCGGCGTTGTCGGTGGTGCAGCAGGAGCGGGCGGCGGCACAAGCCGAGATGACGGTTCTCATGGAGCGGGAGAACCTGCTGATGGGGATGGTGTACGACAGCACCAAGAAGTTTGCTCGTAGCGATGTTGTGGCTGCTATCGCCCAGAATCGTGAGGATGCGTCTAAGGCGGCGGAGCGCCTGTCTAACGCGGAGCAGGCGTTGGGGATGGCGATGGGGGAGGTCAACGCGGCAGGTCAGGCGCAGTTGGGGTTCTTGGATGCGTTGCGGAAGCAGGTTGCCGAGGCTCGGGAGTTCGGGAACGTCATCCAGCAGTTGACGCAGATGGGCTTGTCTCGCGATGCGTTGCAGCAGATTGTGTCTGCTGGTGCTGTTGCGGGTACGCAGATGGGCAAGGAGTTGATTGCGGGCGGTCAGGCGTCGGTTGACGAGACGAACCGGCTGTTCACGGAGATTGGAACGATTGCACAGCAGTCTGGTGACTTGCTTGGCGACAAGTTCTACCAGATTGGCGACAAGATGGGTCTGAGTCTCGGGGATGCGCTTGTGTCGCGTGCTCAGAAGGGTCGGGAGTTCGTTGACAAGATAAACCAGTTGATTCAGATGAAGTTGTCGCCGGAGAACATCATTGACGTCATCAACGCAGGTATTGAGGCAGGAACGGTCATTGCGGACGAGTTGATTCGCGGTGGTGCGGACGCCATCAACCAAGCCAACCAGATTCAGTCTGAACTGGAGGATTTGGCACGCAAGGTCGGAGAGCAACTGGGGAGCGACTTCTTTGACACTGGTATCACGCTGGGCGAGCAGATTGTGGCTGGTCTCCAGCAAGAGTTGAAGCGCGTTCAGGATGCGTTGGAGAAGGCGCAGACGATTCCCCAGTTGAAGGCTCTGCTCGGTACGACTCAGGGGAAGGTCACAAAGATTACCGGTAAGAAGACGCCGACCGTTACCAAGCCGACTGTTCAGGTCCCGACGTTGCCGATTGTGCAGGCGGCATCTACCGTCGTGCCGCAGTTCGCCACGGGCGGAATCGTCACACGTCCGACACTTGGTCTGATTGGCGAGGCTGGTCCGGAGGCGGTCATCCCGCTGAGCCAGTTGGGTGGCGGCGGAACGGTCTACAACGTGACGGTCAACGCAGGCATGGGGTCCAACGGCGCACAGATTGGCGATGCGATTGTTGAGGCTCTCCAGAAGTACGAGCGTCGGAACGGCTCGGTCCCGATTAGGACGTCGTAATGGCGACGATGCTGTGGGGCGAGGACGTCAAGGTCTATTGCCAGTTGGGGTTCGCGACCGACAAGTTCACATTGGACGATGCGACTCTCGGTGTGCTGGATGGCGATGGGGCGCTAGACGGTCGGATTGAAGGCAAAAATCTGACCCCCTACGTAAAGTCGGTATCGTTTTCCCGCGGCAGGACCGACCAGTTGCAGAACCCCCCGTCCGGCACTGCCCAGATTCTGTTGGATAACAGTGACCGCCGGTTTGACCCAATCAACCAGTCTTCGCCCTATTGGGATGCGACTGTTGGTAGGACTGGGGTAGTGCCGCGCCGAGAGGTCACCATTGAGTCAGACAGCGGATACCTCTACGTCGGGACCATTACGGACATAAACTTGTCTTACAAGCCGTTGCCCGCCACTGCTACGTCGGAGTTGTCCGAGGTGGAGTTTCAGGTTGCTGACAAGTTCAACCTACTCGCCAATCAATTTATTGAGCAGTCCCTGATTCCGCTAACGGAAAGTTCGGATGCGAGGGTCACTGCCATTCTGGACCTTCCAGAAGTGGATTTCCCTTTGGACAAGCGCGACATTCAAGCAGGGACTGAAAGTCTCGGCGGTGGCGCCACGTTTGCCATCAATGCCGGTACCAACGTTCTGACCTACCTTCAGAAGGTCGCTCAGTCCGAAGGCGGGCAGTTCTACATGTCTAGGGACGGCAAACTGACGTTCACGCCACGGTTGGTCCCGTTCCCATCGTCCTACGCGGCAACGTTTGCTGACGATGGTTCAGGAATCCCCTACTTGTCGCTGGACGTCGTCTACGGCAGTGAAATGTTCTACAACAAGGTGATTTGCGCTATTGAGGGGGGCACTGAGCAGGTTGCTGACAATCTGACGTCTCAAGCCGAGTTCGGAGTCAGTACCTTGTCGCTGAGCAATCTTCTGTTGGAGACCGATGCGTCGGCACTGACCAAAGCCGAAACATTCGTCCAGTACTACTCCGAGGTTTCCTACAGGTTCAATAACCTTGAGGTGTCCTATAACCAGTTGTCCACGGGGCAACGGGCAACCATCACCGGCTTGGAGTTGGGTGATGCTATTTCAATCAAACGGACGTACCACACGGGAAGCCCCCTGACCGTTACGCGGGCGTATCTGATTGAGCAGATTGTCCATGCGATTACGCCGAATATCCATACGGCACGGTTCCAGTTGTCTGCCATCCCCATCATTGAGGTTTTCACCCTTGACGACTCTGAGAAGGGTAAGTTGGATGCCCTGAACGCCGTCAGTTAGGTAAAGCCAAACCAAAGTAGGGTCTAGTAGGTCGGAAATTCAAGCAGAGTAGGGTATTCACGTGGCAATTACGGGCACAAAGAAGTGGTCCTCGGGTGACGTAGTCACAGCGAGCGATACCAACCAATACCTCATGCGAGGGGTCAAGGTTTTTGCCAACGCCACTGACCGTGACGCCGCCTACGGGGGAACCGGTGAGCCGACGCTGGAGGAGGGGGAGGTTTGTTATCTTATGGATGCGAACACAATCCTTGCTTACACAGGGAGCGAGTGGGTGGCAGCGGCTGACGCATCAAGCGACCAATTCGTTTTAGCAAGCCAGATTTTCAACTAGGAGCAACATGGCTACCTTCACAAAACAAACTCTTTCGGCTTCAACTGATGGGAAAGCAATCCTTGTTGCAGCGACAGGAACTCCGGGGACGACCATTCATACAGGTTCCAGTACGTCTACGACGATTGATGAGATTTGGCTCTACGCGCAGAATACGGACACGACCGCCAGAAAACTCACCGTTGAGTGGGGCGGTACTACTGCGCCCAATGACCTAATTGAAATTACGATTCAACCCGAATCTGGTCTTGTGTTGATTGCGCCGGGGTTGCTCATCAAGGGAAACGCCTCACCGCTGCTAGTCAGGGCGTTTGCGGCGAGCACTAACGTCATCAGTATTCACGGATATGTAAATAGGATTGCCTGATAATGCCAGACAGGAGCCTTGTTTCTCTCGGCGTTTCGTCGCTGTTGCGTGGAACAGAAGTGACGGTTTTAGGAATCGGCACATCCAATGTTGCCACGTCACAGTCAATTACGTCGGCTACCTACGCAGCGCTTGCTACCGCACAAGACATTACGCTGACAACTGGTACGTCGGCTTTGATTTTTATGTCGTTCATGTACACCAGACCATCGCCGGAGTCTTACGTGTACATGGCGTGCGCTGTATCTGGAGCGACTACGCGAGCCGCCGCGGATACTGAATCTGCTTACGGCTACACCTACTCCACCAGCGATTTGACCATTACCAAAGTTATTCGTTTCACTGATTTGACGGCTGGGTCAAACACGTTTTCGGCTCAGTTCCGTCGTAATGCTACGAACTGCAATGCGTATAACCGCTCCTTCACGGTAATTGCAATCTGACATGGTCAATCAGCAGTTATATTTTGAGGCAATGACCGAACTCGGATACGAGTCATTTTCGGTGGAGCCAGATGGTTTGGTTTGGCTGGGCACGGAGCAAGACAAACAATACGTTGACCCCAAAATTGTGTCAGCCAAAATCAAGGAAATTGAGAACCGGAAGCCCTAGCGTGGTTTATTGCGGGCGTGGTAGTCGTACATCTAGTGTGTGATGCGAAGGAGCATCATTATGTTGACGCCTGAGCGCAAGGAAATGGTCAAGTCGTGGCTGAAGGTGTTCATCGCCTCGGTTTCGGCTCTGGCTATGACGGGGAACAGGGATTGGTGGTCGCTCCTCGCAGCGGGCATTTCGGGCACCCTGCCGGTCATCTACAACTACTTTGACCCCAACGACCCCCGTTATGGGCGGTTCAACCCGACCGATGCCGCTGAGTAAGGGCGGTCGTCCGGCAAAACTCCCAATCGTCAGAGTCAAACTCCCGTCTGACCTGAAGGGGGTTGAGAACGGCAAGTTGCCGCCACAGTTGATGCGACCGATTACGCCGTCTGGTCGGCTGTACTGGCGAGCCGCCCAGAGTTACACGTACTTGCAGAAGTTGGCGCTGGCAGAGGGTTTGGTGCTCGGTCATGTTGGCGACTACCGCCCGTTGCAGCAGCAGGTCAGCCTGTTTGAGCAGCGGATGCGACCGTATCCTGACGCCAAGCGCAAGGTTCAGGTGACGAGGAAGTGGAACGGCGACACCTACTACCTCCACGTTGGTGCCCCCGTCGCAACCCCCGGAACTTCTAATCATGGTCTCGGCATTGCATGCGATTTCTGTGTGATTGACAAGGCTGGGAACCGGCTAGGTATTGCAACGAAGCCGAAGGGGGCGCGCCGGTCGGGGCTGGATTTCCTGTTGGAAAACGCGGCAGATGCTGGCTTTTCTTGGGAGTTGCAGGAGGAGCCGTGGCATCTGAGGTTCGTGGCTGGGGATGCCCCGTTGCCGAAGGTCTCGGCATCGCGATGGTGCTGGGTGCCCTGATTTCTGGCGTAGCCGCCATTGTAGGAATCATTCTCAAGTTGCGGAGTGAGAATCGTACTGACCATGCTCACGTGGTCCGCCATCTGGAGCGGCTTGGAGACACGGTTGAGAGGGTTGAGGCGAAGATAGACGAACATATCGTTGACCACAGCAGGGGTCTTATGTAGCGTTGATGCGACTAGGAAGGCGGGTAAAGCCAAATGAGCCGTTTCAGCGAACTAAGCGAGTCCAAGCGCCGTCCAGACATTCTGACGGAAATCATCGCAAAATTGGACAAAGAGTCCTACGAGGACTTCCGGAAGGCTTTGGCTGACAAGTCCATCAGCACCTATCACATCTCCAACGTTCTTTCTGAACTGGGCGTTCAGGTCCACCGGTCCACGCTTGAGCAGTGGAGGCGCCGAGGTGTCTGAGTTCTCGGAGAAGATGCGAAACGAAGAGGAACTGAGCGAACTGCGCGCAGCGCTGAAACGTGCTCAGGCTGGCGAGGCGGCAGCCAAGCGCAAGACTGAGCAGTTGGTCGCTGCGGTGTATCAGGCGGCGAAAGATGCGTCTCTTGCTGCGGGAAACCCGAAGGTTGTCGCGCCGACAAAGGACAAACGGAAGGCGAAAGCGGAGGTCGCCCTCATCCACACGACGGACTGGCAGTTGGGGAAGCGGACGGTCTCATACGGCACGGCTACTTGCGCCAAACGGATTGAGGAGTTCACCCAGAAGGTTCTTGACATTACGTCAATCCAGCGAGCGCATCATCCGGTTCGGGATGCGACGCTTCTGGTCGGTGGGGACATTTGTGAGGGAGTCGGCATATTTCCGGGGCAACAATGGGAAGTTGAGGCGCACCTCTACGAACAGTTGTTTGAGGCGTCCCGAATCCTCAACGGGATGATTCGGTCGCTCGCTGGGTTCTTTGAGAAGGTCCATGTCGTATGCGAGTTCGGCAACCACGGGCGACTTGGTCGCCGCGGAGACATGCCGTATGGGGACAACATTGACCGGATGATTTACCGCGTCACGCAAGAGCGAACCGAGGACGTCAAGAACGTTACGTGGCAAATGTCGGATGCGTGGTATCAGATTTTTGCCATCGGCAACTACAAGGGGCTGCTTGTCCACGGTGACGAGGTCAAGTCGTTCGGTGGCAACACCCCCGCATTCGGAATCCTTCGGAAGGTCAACAGTTGGGCAACCGGCGTGGTTGAGGACTTTGCCGACTGCTATATGGGGCATTGGCATCAGCCGCTGTCGCTGACCATGTCTAATGGTGGACGTACCTATGTCACTGGAAGCCCTGAAAGCGCTAATGAGTACGCTCGCGAGTTCGTTGCGGCGACTTCTATCCCGTCGCAGAGACTCCATTTCATTGACCCCGACAAGGGGCGAGTCACGGCAGAATACAATGTCTGGCTTTCTTGAGACTCTGCCGCCGTTCGTCAAGTTGGTGTGGCATGATGCCCACGGAATCAACGAAAGTTGGGTCCACAAAGACGAGGTTGACGCTGGTCCATGCGTCGTCGTCTCGGTCGGCATGTTGCTCGTGGGTCTCAAGGAGGGGCATGTCAGCCTCGCTCAATCTTTCAATGACGGAGACAGTTACGACCACATCCTGTGCGTTCCAGAAAAGATGGTCGTGGAGATGAAACACATCGCCTGATGCTTGCAAGCGGGGCTAACTCCCGCTACAGTGCCCCGAGGAGGTTGGGCATGGAGTGCAGGACCTGCACAGGGACGGGGATGGTTGTGCGACCGGTATCACCGGTAGAGACCGACGTTGTCCCCTGCGCGGACTGCTTCTCTGCCTATCTCCGTGACACCCCTATGGGAGGATGGACGTATGCAGACAAAGCCTAAGGCTCGCCACGGCTCAGAACAGTGGCTCAAGGACAGGTGGCGCACCGACGATGGTCGGGCTGCGTTCGGGTTCAGTGACGCGGCAGCCCTGATGGGTCTGTCGCCGTACAAGACGATTGAACAGTTGCTGGTTGAGAAGAAGACCGGTCCGGTGGTTGTGGAGGAGACGTGGGCTATGCGACGGGGGAACCTGTTGGAGCCGGTGCTTGTCGCTGAGGCGGCACGCCACCTCGGAATGGAGTTGGTCACGCCTGACGTCGTGTACATGGGTGGTCGCTGGGTCGGCAGTCTGGACGCGGTTCCAGTGAGGTCGGTCAGCGAGCCTGAACTCGTATGCGAAATCAAGACGACCGGTAAGTACACCGTGGGTGGTCCCGAGGACCTGCCGATGGAGTGGCTGGCGCAGGGGCACATGCAGGCATTCGTATGCGACGCCCCCGTCGTCTTTGTCGTCTTTGACAAGCGTCAGAACCTGTCGGTCGTGGAAATGCCGTACGACGCCGCGTTCGCCAATCAAATCAATGAGGCGGCAGAGGCATTTGGCGCCAAGATTGATGCCAACGAACCGGTCCCAGCGGAGATGGTCCGCAACCTGACGGCGGATGAGATTGCTCGTCTCTATCAGCCGAAGCCTGAGGGTGGGGCTGTGGAGTTCGGTCCTGAGGTCATGGCAGCCGTCACGATGTTGTCCGCCGCCCGCGCCGCCAAGAAGAAGGCGGAGGACGAGGAGCGCGTGGCGAAGGATGCGATTGCTGCGGCGCTGATGGACAATACGGTCGGCATGGTGGACGGCAAGGCAGTCGTCACGTGGAAGCAGACCGCTGGCAGGGAGTCCTTTGATTCCAAGCGTTTCAAGGACGAGCAGCCGGACGTCTACGCGGCGTACATGAAGCGGGGCGCTCCTTTCAGGACGATGCGTCTCATCGGTGAGTCGGAATAACAACAGCAAAAGGAGAGCAACATGGAAGCAGATGGAGTCGTCCTCAAGGCGGTTCTGGAGGGTTACGCCCAGCCGGACCCGAAACTGGTGGGGACCATTGAACGGAAGAACGGCGTCGTTCTGTCCTACGTCAGCCACGCAGATATCACCCGCATCCTCATTGAGATTGACCCGCTCTGGTCGTGGGAGCCGCTGGCAATCAAGGATGGGCGTCCGGAAATCCACTGCGCCAACGGCATGGCGACCATGTGGGGCAAACTGACCCTGCTCGGCAAGACCATGATTGGCGTCGGTTCATGCGACGAGTCCAAGCCGGACCGCGATAAGGAACTGATTGGTGACTTCCTCCGAAACGCCTCCATGCGATTCGGAATCGCCCTCAACCTGTGGTCCAAGCAGGACGCCGACGGCGGCAAGCGCGACGTGACGAACGTGGTCAACATGGTGAACCGTGCCTTCGGAACTTCGGCAGCGCCGTCTGCTCCTCGTACCAGCGGTGGTGGAGGCGGCGGCACGTCTTCCGTGAAGCAGCAGAACCTCATCGTGAAGTTGAGCCGTGAGCGCAACATTTTGGACCTTCCTCAGTACCTGACGGAGGAGTTTGGGCGCGCCATCAGCGCGGTGGGTGACCTCAGTTCGTCAGAGGCGTCCAGCGTGATTTCGGGCTGGATTGGGGGCGGGGATGCGAAGCCCGCTCCTGCTAAGACGGCGAAGAAGGCTCCGGCACCCGAGGCGCCACATCCGGCAGAGGATTCCATGCTGCCGGACGGGTTCTTCGCGCCGGACGAAGAGCCGTTCTAACTAGTTGACACGGTTCAAGGGATGGCTATAGTGCTGTTCGTACGCCAGCGGCGGAACAAATCTGGTCGTTGGGGCGGGGTCTCCTCCCCCCTCCCTCCTCGCCCCAACGACTGATTTTAGCGTGAGCATTGAAGCGATTGCTTGGGCGCTGAATCACGCTCCATGTAACTCACCTACGCAGAAACTGGTGCTGCTGGCACTGGCTAATCATGCGCGCCCAGACGGGACTTCGGCGTTCCCAAGCGTCAGGACCATTGAGCGGTACACGTTGCTTTCTGAACGGTCAATTAGAACGCACCTTGACGGTTTGGAGCAGGCTGGAATCATCAGCCGTTGTGACGATGCGATTGTCGCCGCGTACATCGGGCGTGCCGACCGGCGTCCACAGGGTTGGAATCTGAACCTTCGGAGCGGGGTGCAGCAGTTGCAGGGCGACGAGGACGGGGTGCAGGAGGTTCCGGAACGGGGTGCATCTGATGCAGAACGGGGTGCAGGAGATTCCGAACGGGGTGCAGGAGGTGCACCCAAACCGTACATAACCGTACAGGAACCACAAGAGGAACCAACAAGTCGCGAGTCCGCTGCGGCAGAGCGTTTGTGTCGCCTACTTGCCGAGTTGATGGTCAGCAACGGGGTTCGGGAACCGCGCATCACAACCCAGTGGGTTGCCGAGATGGACCGGCTCATGCGACTTGACGGTCGCCCAGAAGCCGAGGTGGAGGCGGCTATCCGCTGGTGTCAGAGGCACCCGTTCTGGAGGGCGAACATACTTTCGCCCCGCAAGTTGCGGGAGAAGTACGACACTATGCGACTACAGGCAGAGCGAGACGGACGTAACAGGGAGCCACGTGGAATGGCTGGAATCAGGGAGTTTCTTGACGATGAACAGGTCTGAGACGGCAGCAGTGCTCGGCTACCTCGCGGTGGTCTACCCCAATGCGAAGATTACCCGTGAGACCGCGGAGATTTACCATTCGGTGTTTGCCGAGGTGGATGTGCGGCTGGTGAAGCAGGCGTGCAAGGAGTTGGTGCGGGAATCGGCGTTCCTGCCCACACCAGCAGAAATCCTCAGAACCATCGCTCGCCTTCATGGTTTGCTTGCGCCGGACGTGAACGTGGCATGGGAGCAGGTCATGGGCGAGGTGCGGCGTGTCGGATTCCGCGGCGAACCGGTGTTTGCCAGCAGCGCCGTGGAGCAGGTGGTGAGGAGCCTCGGTTGGCGTGAACTGTGCCTGTCGGACAATGCGAACGTCATCCGGTCTAACTTCATCAAGTTGTACGAGGAGGCGCGGAAGCAGGCTGACCGGACAGCCATTGAGGGGTTGGTCTACCTGTCAGAGTTGGGGTCTTCTAGGATGCGACAGATTGGTGCTGGTGATGGAACGTCGGAAGCCGTTGAAGAGGTCCCCAATGAAAAGGGGCGCTACGTCACTCCGCAGGACCCCGCTCAGGAAAGGGAAACCGAGGTCTGAGAAGGGTCTTGCTGAGGCGCGGAAACTTGTCAAGGCGCGTGCTGCCGACCAATGCGAAGCACGAACTGAACGTTGCACAGGATTCGGTGACTCTGCCCACCACGTTCTCCGGCGGTCGCAGGGCGGTGACAACAGCCCTGAAAACCTGCTTTGGGTATGCGATTCCTGCCATCGTTTTATCCATGCTCATCCTGAGAAGTCGTTTGAGAGGGGCTGGCTCAAGAGGTCGTGGGATGCCAGCAATCCAGCATGACTGTTCGGTGACCGAGCAGGATGGCGTTGTGACGGTGGTGGTGACCGTATGCGACCGTCCGTGGACGATGAACGCGGAACGTAAAGGGAACCGGTGGCAGCGGGCGGACCTGACGAAGAGGTGGAGGACGATGTTCGCGCTCGTCACGAAAGCACCATGCGTTCTTACCGAAGCGGCAATCACGGTTGAGGTGGAGTTGAAGGGTCCGAGGCAGGACGTGGGCGCCTGTCTTCCAGCGGCGAAGGCGGCGATTGACGGGATGGTAGATGCCGGTCTGTTCGTTGACGACAACCCCGAGCATGTCCGGTCCCTCACGTTTGCCGCGCCAACACGTGCCAGAGATGGTAATGTGTTCCGAGTAACCGTCAAGGGGAGGAAACATGCAGGAAGCGAGCCTATTCACAGTCAGTAATACGCAGAGCGGCATAAAGATTGAAGTCAACGCTGACGCACTGCCAGATGCGTTCAGGAAGTCTGACCCAGAGACCAGCAAGATGGCGGGGAAACGCAGGAGCCGACTGGGCGGCGGGCAAAGGGCGCTGCTGTTGAGGCAGTTTGCCAACGGCGAGGAACTGACCGACGAGCAGGCTGGAATCAAGTCGGGGCTGGCTGACAAGCCGAACTGCTGCTACTGGAAGCGCCTGTCCGAACTTCGCGCCCTCGGGCTGATTGAGCCGACAGGGAGGACGGCGGGGTCTCGTGCTGGTGAGCAGCAGCGGATTTGCAGGCTGACGGAGGCTGGTATTGATGCGATGAGGGAACTGGGAGCGGCGGGGACCGAGGACTAGACTCCCCTCATGGACCAAGACTTTGGAGCAGTGGAGTTTGACCTTCCCACAAGGGAAGAGACCGATGGCGACAATCTAGAGAAGTGCAGACTGCTGACGCAGATGATGCGGGAACATCAGGCGTCGGTCATGCGACTGGGCAAGCAGAGGCGTCAACTGGTTCGTAAGTTGCGCGAGAATCGCGTTCCCTATCGGACGATTGCTGATGCTTGTGGCGTCACCGACCAAGCCTTGTTTGCCGACCTGCGAAAGCACGCAGAGGAAGAGGCGTGAGGTCAACGCCGCTCACACAAGCCGAGATTGAAGCGGAAATTATCAGGCTGCTCGGCATGCTGGAGTCCGAGACCGAGAACTTTGAGGGGCTTGTCCAGCGGTACGCCGAATGCGAAGCAACGTTCAAGGGCGGCTGGGCACGGCATTATCTGCAGGCATCGGGCGCCATTAGGCAGCGGGAGGCTGAGGCTGACGATGCGATGACCGACGAGTTGTATCAGTACCGGCTGACGGAAGGTCTGGTCAAGGCAAAACGGGAGCGCCTGTTGTCGCTGAGGATGAGCATTGACGCCCTTCGGACCTTGAATGCGAACGTGAGGGTTCAGGTATAAGACTTGACAAGGGGCAGGGAATGGGATAGGGTTCTGGTGGAGAGGGGGACAAGATGACCAAGCGGGTGCTGCTCACCGGTCTTGCCATCGGTGTCATCGTCATTGTCCCCCTCAAGTTTGGCGTGAAAACGAGGGGTCCGATTCGGAGACGCGGAACGAAGGCTCCAGCCGCGGTCGTAATGCGAGCCATTGAACAGGGGGGATGATGACCAAGACGGTGATTAGGGAAGTGGAGAAGGTCGTCGGTCGGGACGGCTTGGAATATCAAATCTGGGCGTACGACGACTACAAGTTCAGGGAGACGGCAACTGGTGAGCGCCGAATGCAGATGGTGACCACCTACGTTGTGCAGTGCGTAGAGACCGGTGTCATCCGAACTGAGGGCAGGTACCTGCGAGCCATCAAGAAGCGCCTCGGGGTGACGCGATGACCGACAACCTGTTGGACTTCAAGGTCGTTATGTGCGGCTTTCAGATTTACGTGCTCGCTGAGAGCAAGGAGCAGGCTCTGGAGTTCGCAGTCGGCGTCATGCTGGACAACTTCCTCACCATGCCACAGGGCTGGCTCGCTGACGTCATCATCTTGCTGGACCACCAGAAGCGCGCTCGGTTGCGCGGCAAGCCGGTCATCATCGCTCCTTGACTCGGGGCAGAAAATGGGATAAGGTAAGAGTGCCGGAGGGACCGGCAAACGAAAGGGGGTAGCAATGGTGGAAAAGGGAGGCTGGAAGGCTCTCTACGAGAGGGCTGACAAGGCGGGACAGGAGGCTGCTGACCGCAAGGTCCCGCAGCCAATGCTCGTCGGCACGCCGACCACTCCGTTCGGGAACGACATTGACCCGACGAAGC